AACACTAGCACCACACTCCTTAGCAATTTCTTCTGGAGTCCTTTTATCCACAAGATATCTCTTACGCATATAGACTTCGCTTGTATATAGTTTAGCACCCACGGTATTAATTGTCAACCCCTTTCTCTTCTATATCATAATTAAATCTATTAGAGTTTTCCATAATCCATTTATCCTGATTTTCAACATCATATTTTCTCTCATTAATTATTCTATCAATCAGGTATTCTTTTTCAAGTGTAAATGATGGCTCATAAATACGAACTCTGTTGTTAGGCTGAATGGCAAAATTCCCATCATCTCTTTGTATAACATGCCCACATTTATGGTCTGCAGGGCTTTCGGAGTAGCCGTCATCTAAAACATTTGTATCTGGATTGTGCCAGTCTAATGTGAATAGATAGGTTCCTTTATGCATTGTTTTTGTTCTATCAATGTAAGACATTCTAAGGTTAGTTAAATTTTCAAACCGAGTTACTGCAATGTGATGGCTAAAAGAATTCCACAAAACTAAATTGTGAAGATCTACTTCAGGTACTCCTGGCTCAGTACAAAATGCAGAGATTGGAAGTCTCCACCAAAGTCCACCATCTGGCATCATAATGTGGAACAATGGGCTTCTGGACTTCAAACTTGACACACCAAAAACAACACACTCAAAGTATTTATCGTGGCTATCTTGGTGATTTCTTAAATAGTTTCCACGCACATAGCAATTTATTGGTGGTATGTTTGCATTTAACTCTGGCATTATTCAGTCCACCCTACTGCTTTATTCCAATTCTTAATTGCCCAATGACCAATTCCGCAGGCATCTGCCACATCGTTGTCTGTTATTGTTCTGTCGTATTGCATGTTAATAAAACTAATTGTTCTTTGCTTTCTTAGTTCTCTCTCATAAGACTTAAGCCATGACTCTGACTTCCCTGGGTTTTGTGACTTAATAAATAGTTTTTCATCTTTAGATATCTTCTTGTTTCCAATAAAGTTCTGCCAAGTAATTGGCGCTACCTTTCCTATAACCTTCGTACCAGACTGTCCTGCTGCTCCAAGAATAGCGCCTTGTACAAGAGCAAGATCAGCAGCAGTCTTAGGGCTATTCATAAACACTGTGTGCTCAATGACGATAGCCTCAAACCCTTCGTATATATCAAGAAAGGCCTTTACCTTTTGTCCAGCATCCATAACCTTTTCATAAGTGTCCTTGCCTTTAAAGTTAATCTTGCCTACCGACTTTAATGTTTTTTCCTGTGTATCAAAAATAGCAAAGGCAAGACTATTAGTGCTTGCATCGATAGCACAAATAGTTTTTGGAGGTTTAGTTCCTATTGCCTCTGCTAATTTCATTTTAAATTATCCTTAATTTTTTTTAACGCTTTTGCTACATCTGAAGGGTTGACATTGCATTTTACGCAAAGAGTTTCGTCATTATATATTGACAAAGGCTCTTTGCATGACTTACAATTTCTTTCCTTTCCTTTTCTTTTTTGTCGTCTAGAAACTATATACCTTGCAGCAATTTTTTCTTTTGTTGCCATGTCTCTACACTCTGGTGAGCAATATATTTGATATGCTATATCTGTTTTAAATTGTTTATCACACCATTGACAATGCTTCATCTATAGGCTCCAAGGACTTTAGTTTAAAGTCTCCCTTGCCAGCATCTGCACAAGCCTTTTTAATAGGACATGATTTGCAAATTTTTGAATTTGAACGATAGTTCTTTTCAGGCAGAGTTCTGTCGACCCAAGCCTTACGAACTGATCTCATCCATTCAAACGTCTGGTCTACCCACCGACGATAATAATCATTTACTTCTACTGGAAGAATAAGCAACTCGTGATTGTTTTTATTTTCATAAATAAGAACAGCCTTTGCTTTCTTAAGAATCTTCATATAAATAAGTAACTGAACAAGGTGTCCAGTCTTAGGTTTCATATGTGCCTTACGGTACTCAAAACCTTCATTCATCATTGTTTTAATTTCGCCAAGGAGTTCTTCTCCCTGCCAATTAATCATAACATCTCCATAGCCAAAGATTGGCGGATCAGTATAAGTTATTTTAAACTCTTCGTCTACAAGAAAATCAGGAACATTTCTCATTGCTTCCTGAATTCTTTCGTGTGATTTTGTTCCTGCAGTCATATTGGCTGCGCTATATGGTGTTGCATCATCTTCAAACATCTGACCATCAAAAGCAAGGTACCAATATCTTGGGCACTCTCCATGCCCGTAGGCAATTGTAGATGGTGCAAAAGTCTTCTTCTGTGTCTGTTTGTCAATGCGGTTAACAGTATAACCAGACTGAATTTTTTCAGTCAAGCCAGCAACATCTATTGAGTGTACTGGTGGCTTTTCCTGCTTTACCATAATCTGTTGCAATAAACTTTTTGTCATTTTTTACTCGTTTCTATTAGTATAAGTATAGCAGATTAGCGTGTAATATATTTGAGTGCAGACACTAAATTATTAAGCGACTCTGCTGCCGTATAATAAAGATTCTTTTTTCCACGATCTGACTTGTCAACATTTGCCATCCATGTAGCCTTAAAAGCCATTTTTGCAGCAATTGCCTGAAGTCGCACTATCTCTACGTGAGCAACATTAATTGGGATGTCTGGCTTTATAATTAGTTTAGCAATCATTGTTAGTGCAACTGTTAGTTCTTCGTCTTCCATATAGTCTGCAATCTCTGCAAGACCGTTTACCATATCTATTGTTGTTCCCTGCTGTTCCATTATTCCTCCACCATGTTTTCTAAAATACTCATCTCAATTATAGCAAGTCTTACCTTTGCATTACCCTCGCCCATTACCACAACGATGGCTGGGTCCTTGCCATTCTTCATGGCATCTGTTGTTGCCTTAGCCCAAACCTCTTTATTCAAAGTAAAAGATTTTCCAACCTCTTTAAAATCTACAACAAAGTTTTTCCAGGAAGCATCTCCCTTTTGAGTATTGCGACCAGAGTTCTTGTGCTGCTTAGCACCTATTCTCTTAGACTCACTCTTCTCTGTCATTACCCTTCCATTTCTGCTTTCCAAACTTAACAGTACTTAGGTGTTTACTTGGACACATCCATGTTGCAGTTTTTGTATCTGCATAAAGCCTTAAAGATTTAACCTCTGCTTTGCATTCATGGCAAACAAACTTTCCATTATAAACTGTATAACTAGCCATTTAGTTTAGCCTTGATTGATTCTTGCAAGTCAAGATCCTCTCTTACACGATTAACAAACGCTTCCTTGCCCTGCACTTTTGTTCCATCAGGAAGTATGTACCAGGCACCTGTACGCTCTACAATGCCGTTTAATTCTGCGGTAGTAACCAAATCACCAATGGTATCAAGACCAATATCGTCACCTCTAAAATAAAAATCGTACTCACCAGACTGGAACCCTGGAGAGGTTTTGGAGAACTGAAGTTCCCACTTAATAGTTCTACCAATCTTTTCTTCAATTAATTTATCTCCTACCTTGATCTTTCCCTTAATCGCTTGATTGTCTGACTCTGAAGAAAAGAGTTTAATAATACATGAGGAATAAAACTTAGTAGCCTGACCACCAGAAGGCTGCTGGCTAGTATACATAGCATTAATATTATTACGAGACTGAGAAATGAGAACAAGCAAAGTTGGCTTAACTTTATTGTTTGCATAGTTAAGCATTTTCCATGCGTTACTAAAGTCACGGGATTCTGCTCCAATCTGCTTTGTGTTTTCCAAAGCCTTCATTTCATCTGTGTCCTTTTCAAAATAAATTGCAGGAAGCATAGATGTAATAGAGTCTACCACAATTAAATCAACTCCAGCATTCATCAGCCCTACTCCAACATCTACCATGTCACTGATAGTTCTTGCTTGTGAGTAGATTAGTTTTTCTGGATCTACACCAAGAGTTCTAGCCCATTCTTCTGAGTACGACATCTCTGAGTCAATCCATGCACACAACTTGCCCTCTGCCTGTGCTAAAGCAATCATTTGAAGGCACATAGAGGACTTTGCAGAAGACTTAGAACCCCAGATAAGGACTTGTCTGCCGTAAGGAAGCCCACCACCCAAGGCACGGTTCAAACCAAAACTGGGTGTAGGCTGGTACTCATAGTTAACTCCTACCCCGCTACCCAATCTCTTTCTTAACTTTGGGTCAAGTTGTGCTAACGCTTCTTCTATACTAACTGACATGTACATCCTCCAATGTTACGGTTCCGTCTTTAGTCTTACCAAAATCAAACTTATAAGATTTTCCTTCTTCAATATGCATGTACGCTTTTGCAAAAGATGTAGGGAAAACTGTAATAGAATGCAGATCTCTACTTGTATCTGCAAGTGTAAGAGATGCCATCTTCTTGCCAGTCTTTGTAACTCTTGGTTTAAAAGAGACTACAAACATTTCATCATCTTTGTATGGAAGTTGCTTATAACTTAAGAACTTTACAAGAGCATGTGATGATTCTTTTATCTCATCTGAAGGTATGAAAGAAACAATCCTATTATCATTACACAAGACCAGATAAGAACGACCTGTCTCAATAGTTGTATTTTCATCATCAAATATACCGACACTGCCAGTTTTGTCCAAAATTTCAACTCGTGACCATCCTGTTCCTCGTTTAATAGATTTTACCATACCCATAAAAATGTATGATCCTTTTTCTTCAAAGTCTACAATATCCTGAATGAACGCATAATAATGAGAAGGTATTGTAATATTAAACTCTGGAAGGTTTAAGTATTCATACAGGTTCTCTTTAATCTCCTGATCATTTCTGGGATTATCATTAAATGTTGCTGCACCAATTACTTTTAGTGCCTGGAGTGCACGGCTGTTTACTCCGTTTCCTTTTGTAAAGGTAAACTCTTCGAGTTCTTTATATGAACTAAAAGGTCGTGCTGAGATATATCTCTCACCAATCTTGTCAGATATGAACTTGATAGCACTGAGTCCAAACCTAATGCCCTTACCCTCAATCTTAAAATCAATATCCGAATCGTTAATGTGAGGTAACTTAATGCTAATGCCCATTCTTTTTGCTTCAATAAGGTATTCAGTTCTTGCATCTTTGTCCTTTTCATTCTTTAGCACTGAGTACATAAACTCAAGTGGGTAATAATACTTTAACCATGCTGTCCAATAGGATAGCGTTGAGTATGCTACTGCGTGAGATTTATTAAATGAATACCCTGCGTGAGCCTCAAAGTCATGCCATAGATCACGAGCAGCGTTAGGAGCAATAAACTTAGATGCACCCTCTACGAACTTCTCTTTAAACTGATCAAATTCTTTAGCATCTTTTTTCTTGCCAATGATTTTTCTAACTTTATCTGCTTCCGACATGGACATACCGCCAAGGTGTACGCATGCTTGCATAACCTGTTCCTGGTAAAGAATACAGCCATATGTGTCCTCCGTAAATTGTTTTAGTACTTGGTGAGTATAGGAAATGTTTTGACGACCATGCTTACGATCAACATAGTCCTTACCAATAGTATTCATTGCACCTGGACGAACAAGAGCATTTGATGCTGCAAGTTCATTTAGATTCTTGACACCCATCTTAACAAGAAGGTTTGTGTATGGTGCTGCTTCACACTGAAACACTCCCTTTGTATATCCGTCAGATAGCATCTGATAAACATTTGCATCATCCATCTTGATCTTAAGAAGGTCGATCTTCTTTCCATCTCGCTCTTTAATAATATCAATTGTATTCTTAAGAACAGACAATGTCTTAAGACCAAGCGCATCAATCTTAATTAAACCAATTCTTTCAGCCTCTTCCATGTCAACACCAACTACTGGAATTCTTTCGTCAGACCCAGTAGATGATCTTGTTTCAAGTGGTGCATACCTAAAGATTGGTTCTTTTGCAGTTACAACACCAGCAGCGTGAATACCTGTGCCACGAATTCGACCACGAAGTTGTTCTCCGTAAACCTCTACCTCTGGATACTTCTCACGAAACTCGTATGTTGATTTTGATGTACAGAAATCATCCCATGTATCTACAGTCTTTAAAACCTTATTAACATCTGATAGAGGAATGTTTAATACTCGTGCAACATCTCTAACAATTCCCTTACCTGTAAACTCAAGGAAGGTGGCAATAGATGCAACATGTCGATACTGTCTAACAAGATAATCTTTAACTTCTTCACGACGAGTATCTTGAATATCTGTATCGATATCTGGGAAGTCGTTACGCTCTGGATTAATAAAGCGGAAGAACAAAAGATTGTGCTCAATAGGATCAATGTCTGTAATCTTTAATGCATAACAAACCAGAGAACCAGCAGATGAGCCACGACCTGGGCCTACCATAATCTCTTCCTTCTTGGCCCAGTTGATCATGTTACTTACAACAAGGAAGTAGGGCGCAAACTTCTTATCCTTAATAATCTGCAACTCTTCTTCAAGTCTATCAAGGTACTCTTGGTTTTCTGACAAACCTCGCTCTACCAAACCTTCCAATGCAGCCTTTGCAAGTTCCTTGTCAGGACTCTTATACTGTACTGGTAAAAGGTTTAGTCCTTCTTGAATGCCATAGTCTCCTACTGTCTCTGCTAATAGGAGTGTGTTTGAGTAGATGTCTGGTCTATCAATACCCTGCGCTTCCATGGCTGCTTTGATCTCTTCATAAGATAGAAGGTGGATGTCAAACTTATTAAATGACATCTGACGGTCTTCGCCATAGAGATAATCAAGGCGCTGCATCATGTTGCCTTTTTTCTTTGATTTTTCATATGTTGTATCTTTTACAAACTTACCATGTGTGTTCATAAGCAACTTAAACTCTTGAACTTCTTTTTGTGATGGGTCAACATGGTGGCAGTCTGGTGTAACAATAACTTTGATATCAAACTCATCCGCAAGTTCTATTAAATACTTATTTATGTGTGCTTCATTGTGAGGCATAACCTCAATGTAGTAGTCATCAGCAAAGCGCTCTTTAAACCAAGAGATGTATTTCTTTGCAAGAGCAAACTCTTCTTCCTCAAGTGCTTTAACTAAAACGCTACTTGGGCAAGCAGAAGAAACAATAATTCCTTCTTTATATTTTTCTAATATAGTAAAATCAAATCTTGGCTTCTTAAAGAAACCATCTGTCCAAGATAGTTCACTAATCTTATTAAGGTTTTCCAAACCAATTTGATTCTTGGCTAGAAGGATAATGTGGTTGTAGACAAGGTCTTGTTGACCTTCTCTTTCAGACTTATCTCGTGTATCAGATATGTCTGCACACATGTATCCTTCTAGACCTAGAATTGGCTTAATGCCCTTTGCTTTTGCAATACGGTGCAGTTCCCTATGCCCAGATAAAGTACCGTGGTCAGTGATGGCAATTGCTGGCATCCCTAACTCAACTGCACGGTTCACGTATTCTTCTGGAGTAGCAATCCCATCAAATAAACTAAAATGGGTATGGACATGTAAGCCGACGTAGTTCATATTACCAATCAGCGTTTGTTGCTGAAGTGGCAGATGGGCCATCAAAGCCCAAATAGAACGCTTCTTGTTCTGCGTAAGGAACCTTGCGTAGTGCAGATTCTAGTGGGTAAGGCTTAATGTCTCCCCAGTTAAATGGTTCCTTGTCTGGTGCAGATGGAATTAGTGTGTAGTTAGTTTCAGTTCCCTGACCATTACGCTTTAACTTCCACTGTACATTTGAGATGCTTCCTGTTTCAAGTGCATACTCACGAATTGTGTTGAATGATGATTGCTTGCTGATACCCATTGACCAGATTGCAACATATGGTGCTTCAATGCCATCGTCTACAAGAACGTTGCAATAGAAACGAAGACGTGCTCTCCAGCCAGCCTTTGGATCCTTGCGGTGCATTTCTTCAGCCCAGTCACGACCTTCTGTATCCATTGTGTCTACAGCCTTGCGCTTGTAGTCCTTTGGGTTTGTGTGTTCTGATACAACGATTGCTAGACCACGCTCTGCATTGTAGTTTGCTGAGTCTTCGTCAAGTTCTTCTAAAAATCTAATCTTTACAGACTGACCGTCTGCAAGTTTTAGCCACTTAACCTTTGGGCCGTCGCCACCCTTTGGGCCATCTAGTACTGGGCCCATCTCTTTGATTCCTCTTAGTATTGCCATGTGTTTCTCCTTTGTGTCGTTATGTTAGTTTAGCATAGACTGTATTGATTTGTCAAACTGGAAGTCCAGTTCTTTAATTGACTTATCGTCCATGTCGCCTATATCTTTATATTCTTTATTTAGTTGTATTACGGATACACGAGAACCAAGTTTTTCAACTATCTTGGTTTTCATATTTCCACCTGCTTCATCATTATCCGCAATAACAATTATATCATTGAAGTACTTTTGAAGCAACTCTATCTGTATATTAGAAACATTTGATCCAAGTGTAGCGACAGCAGGAAGTCCTACCTGATCAAGCCTGATGGCATCAAATGATGACTCAACAACGTAAACTGTTCCAGAACTTTTTACCCTATGCAAATTAAATAATGTCTTAGACTTTGGAAGTCCTGGAGTATTTTTAAACTCCTTACCTTCAATCGATCTGCCAACAAACCCAATTGGTAAGCCATCTGGACTGTGAACTGGAACAGTAACCATATCTTGTTTATCTGAATACCCTAAAGAAAATTTAGAAGCAGAATCTTTTGTTATTTTCCTATAAGTAAAATAATCTTTTGCTCTATCAGATGATAAAAGGTTATTATGTAGACGCTTAAGAACTAACTCGTCAAACATTGTAAACTCTGGCTTTTTATATAGTGCCCTGTCAATGTCTGTTTCAATACTTGTATCTGTCTCTTTGCTCTTTATAAATCTTGCAGCCTCAAAGTATGTCCTGTTTGACATGTGCATAACAAATTCGATAAATCCAGTTACGTGGTGGCATGCAAAGCAAAAGAAGGTTCCGTTGTTTTTATCTATTTCTCCCGCTGGGGTCCTGTTGTTGTTGTGATATGGACAAAAAATAATATAGTCTGAGTCAACCTCAGACTCAATCGTTACACCTGTTCCTGTGAGAACTCTTTTGATTTGTTCTTTTGTGTATAGATTGCTGTGCTTCCGTCTATTCCTGCTATCCATTCGCTTTGTTTTCTCCCCGTATATGTTCCGTGTACTGTTAACTGAAATTCAAAATATTTTTTATTGTGGTTATAGTCTAATGTAAAGTCTGGTAATATATCGATTCTTGGAACATACCCCGAAAGTCGCATCTCTGACTCAAGGAGTCTAACATACTCTTCCTTAAGTCTGCCAAGTGCTGACTCATCATGTATAACCCCATCAAGGTAAAACTTTTTGATAGGCTTATGATGATAGAAGGTAGGCGGAATATTTTCCTTACTTTTCGACATACCATATTATAACTACTTATCTTCATAATCTTTGTACCTGTAGTATCCCTTGTCAAAATCAACCTGGACTAAAAAATCTCCCATGAATCCATTACGATTCTTTCTAAAAGCACACTCAATAATGTCGCTATTGGATGCACGGCCCAAGGCAATAACCCAGTCTGCATCGTAGGCAATCTGTCTCGACCATGCTGTCTGTCCAAGAGTTGGCACACCGCTAAGATCATTGACATCGTCTGGTGTAGCAGATGAGATAGCAATGATAGGAACTTCTTCACCAATAGCCATCAGTTTAAGTTCTCGTGAAAGGTTCTTCATTCGTACAGTTTCATTATCTGACTTCTGGTTTGGAGCCATCAACTGAAGGTAGTCAACGATTACAAAGTCTGGCTTGTACTGGTCAATCTTTCCACGAAGAACTGATGGGTTGATTTCTCCACCTTGGTCATTTGAAATAATATGAAACTCTGGCTTACCCTTTAAGTGTCTTTCGTGCCAAGCCTTAAGAGTGTCTAACTCAACATCTCCGTTAGATAGTTTTCTATGTGACCAAAGTCCTTCTCCCATAATTGTAAAGACACGGTTACGAACTTCTGTCTCAGACATCTCAAGAGAGATTACAAGTGGTGTCTTACCCTGCTTCCAGGCCTGTACAGCAAAGTAAAGAGCCATCCAGGACTTTCCTATACCTGGGTATGCTAAGAAGACTCCTAACTGCCCTGGCATAATTCCAGAAGGAAGATAGTTGTCGAATCCTGGAAGATTTGTTTTAATTCCAACATGACCTGCTGCCTGTTGAATCTTTAGGTTTTCAAAGTATGCAATTGCAGACTCTAAGTCTGTTACATCAATGTCACGAATTGCTGAAGTATTTTTCTTTAACTCTGATGTCTGTGTAATTAAATCATTTAGTGCAACATTGCCTTGGTTATTCTGAACATTAGTTGCAGCAGACCTTAATATATCTTTTAGGCTGTCATTTAAGTATTCGCCCTGCAACTCTTCTAAATGGTGCTTAGTTGCACCAACATTGTCTATTGGTGAGAAGTCTCTAAACTTTTCTGTTACAAGTTCTGCAGGAGGAAGAGACTTGTTATTCTCAAAGTATAGCCTGATAAAGTTCCAGATATCTCCATGAGTTCTGAGCAAGTTGTCTACGTTTGCCTGTAAAAGAACGTGAATCTGCTTGTCTTGAAGAACTGCAGTAATTAGTTTGGACTCTGTATTATTCACTTAGCCACTCCTTTGCCATTCTTCTACGCTCTGCTCTCTCTTCATCGTCTCTTTTTTTATCTTTTTGTGCCTGTAAAATTTTTTCTGCGTTATAAGCAAAGTAGTTCCACGACGGATTCTCTGCAACTGAAAAGTAATACTCAAGTATATCGTAACACCCAGAAAGTCCGTATGACTCTACAAGGCCATCAGAGGCCCACTGCTCTACGTTTAGATTAAGTGATGGCTTTGACTCGTACCTTGCGGTATGATACTTGCTGTATCTTGAAAGCAAAGCCATACGGTCTTTGCGTTCAGCCATTACTCGTTTATTTCAGACTTTGCTTCGTTAATCTTTTCAGTTAACTTATCTTCTACAAACTTATACACACGCTCAAATGCCTGGTTAACATTTTCTTCACTTTTACGTGAATCTACAACGCCAAGATCAAGTCTTAGTGATTGAAAATTTCCTAGATTTAATGTGTATCCAAGCGTTACAGATACCTTTGTTGGTTCATTCGTTACTACATAATTGCTGTCTGACATTTCATACCCTTCGTTAAATAGATTCAGACCAGATAGGAATGAATCGTCCATCTTCAGTTCTCGTATATGTAAGTATACCATCGCCCATTCTTCGTGTCAACTCTTGTTTGCTTGGGGTGATATCGTTTGTTATTAAATTATCTTTTCTTGGTCTACCAATATGGTATGTAGCAAGTATATCACGAATCTCTCTTACCTGTGATTCTGAGTAATATGATCTTACTTGAAATCCTCTTGCGCCTCCCTTTTGAGATCCCGTTGGAAATGGAATGATTCCTCGTCTCATTAATGATGGCATGTATTTTTTATGACGATTAACTAAATCAGCAGTCTCTCTAACAGTGTATGCTCGTTCACGCTTCTTTTTAAAATCAGAAATTAAACAACTTTCAATTTGATCTTTTGTTATATTGTAAACAGACATAATACCATTAGACTTATTGAGATGATGGACTCTTACTAAGTCTCCGTTTAAGAACCAAACTTTTTTATTCCCTGGAATTACAGGGAGGACATTGTAGCCTTCGCTCTCGATACTTCCCTTTTTAATAGCCATAAACCCTCCGCAGAACTTGTTGGTGGATTAAAAAAATTTCTGTTGCCACAAGACATACAATATGTTTCAAGGTGGCCGATTGTGCTGTACTGTCTATCAAGAAACATTCTTCCTTTGCACTTTGTACATTTCAGCATTAGTTTGGTACGCCAATGATAATAAGGTTTACATCTACAGAAACATCTCCAGAAGTGTTAAATCTAACTACTCCTTCAAGGCCTGAAGTTGTGACGCTCTTAAGGACAACTGTTACATTTTTGCCAGCAACAGTATTGCCAGTATTGATTGGTGTGGCTGTTGCAATTGGGGAGTACTTAAACTCTCCTGGAAAAGAATATGTAAAAGATTTTTCTTCACCTGCGGTTATGGTACCGCTATTAACAACACGAACATATCCACCAATTACTCTTGCCTCTGTTGCTTTAATGTTTTGCTTACCAGCGTTAGGTGTATCAATTGAGGTGTACTTGTATGTTGATGGTGATATTGCTGTTGACAGTTCATTGACTGCCTGGGCCAACTGAGAGATGTATGTAACATCTAAAGGTTGTCCTCTTTCTGGTAAAGGTATTTTTGCCATGGTTATATAATTATACCACTAAACCGCTATTGGCGATGAGGTAAATAATGCAGCCCCAGAAAAATATTGCTTAGGATATGTTGGAAGTTGTACAGCAACACGCAGAGTTGAGACTGAATCTGCAATCAGTGTTGAAAACTGGGTTGACGATGAACTTGATATATATACCCAGTCAGCACTATCTAATTTAAAATAGATATCATATTGCTTAATTGCCGATACAGTAGGCTGCTTCCAAACCATATTTACTACATTTGCAGTTACTGTTACAGAGCATTCTAATTGCTCTGGAGATGGATTTGATACAGAATAATACGGTGACCAATGAGAAGATCTGTTCTTGTCTTCTGAGACTACTCTATATCTTACAGAGTGCTTTTGTGTGGTTCCATTAAATGCTGGAAGATCTTCTTTTTTGATAACTACCTTTTTTATTTGTGAGTCTGACACTATAGAACATCCATCCCAAACCTAAACTCAATATGATTAGTTGTATTAGCAGTCTTAGTAATCGTCTCTGCATTTTTATTTTTAATGACTGAGTATCCTGTTAGACCATAGACTGGGTTTGAAGATGTAGTATTTTCTAATCGCAATGCATCTAAGCATACATAGTAATCATCTGATACTGCGCCATTTTTAATTACTGCAACATAAAACTTTACAACATCAACTACGCTCCAAGTAAAACCGTTGCTCTTGTACAAATCTTGGAATGATTTCTGTGAAACAAAATATCTATTAGTTGCAAAATCTACACCAGGATCAGACTCTTTAACTACTGTCTCAAACCTTGCCCACTCTCCAGTTCCATGAACATCAGACTCTGCAAACTCTATCATTATTCTAACCTCATCTGGCTGAACATTTGATTCTCCGTCTTTATTGACTACAGAAAATGCAAGTCTAAGATCGTCTGTTGGTGCATTCTTATTAAAGTCAAGTGCTGCGCCAGTAAGGTGTATATGCTTTGAGGCAGGTGGAACAACCAAATGGCCACCAGATACAGAAAGGTTTGTCATGTCTCCTCTTATAACCATAATGTTATTTAAGAATCTGCATCTTTCATACCTGTTCACACGTTCCTGGTTTGTAAAAATCTTGTTGTCTGCATTTGTTTGAAACACTTGGTCCGTAATATTTATAATGTTGTCATCTGAATCTAATGGTGTGTAGTATACAGGAATCGCTGTTGCTGTTGTCGTTCCATGGTATTCCCAGTTTTCATTTGAAGTAAATGAATAAATGTTCTTGCTATCATATGCTCCTGCTGTTGGATTTGATCCAGCAGACCAAACACCAACCTCTGTAATCTCATATCTTTCTGCTGTAGGAAGTTCTGCAGTAAAGACTATCTTTGATTGTCCGCCCTCTGTAACATAGCCACGAGATGTAATTGGCACACGAAACATCTCAAAATCTAATGCCTGTTTACCTGAGTAGTCTCCAAGAGTTGCGTCTGTATTTAGTGGCTTTGCTCCACAGCCTATGGCAATATATGAAGCATATGCAGGTGCTTGACCTACAAGATACTTTGCCAGAATATTCTTGCCTGTATTAGTTATCATTTTTTATACCGCCCCATATATTGTACCATTAAGTATCTCACCGTTGTTTACTATTTGAACCTCTATTTGCTCATCTGAATCAAGGTTAGTTACATTGATTACCAAATCACCTGTTGTTTGATCTATATAGACTATCTGTCCAGCAGGACCTGAGCCTACTGATGGGATTTTGTTCTCAAGCCTGATTGGAAAGTTCTTAAAATAAGTATCTGCTGTGTTCTCAAGTTTAATTATATTGTTAGGATTGTATTCTAAGTAAAGGCTTTGCAGGTTTTTAATTGGGCTATACAAAACATCTTGTCCATTAATAATATCGTTTCTTGATATATTGATTAATTCTTGGCCTCCTATATTTTCAAATATAAGATCTGCCATAATATCAATTTCAAGTGGTGGATTGCTAAGAGCAATTAAAGAAGGAGTTGCAACCTTAACCGCTGGATTAACTGCTGGCTTTGCTTGGGATGCTGGTTGATTTGCTACTGAATCAGTTGTCATTGCACTACCTCACTTAAAAATATTGTCATTTCTGGACCGTATTTTTCTTTAGAATATTCTATATTATATACCACAAACCTTGAGTCCTTAGATCCGACCTTATCTATTTGATTTTCAGTGTAGTCAACAGATACAATATCTCCAAGTTGAATCATTGGGTTTGCAAAAACCTTAACACCTATAGACTTTCTTGGCTTCATTATTTTTTTAATTACCCAAGCCAAAAGGTTTTCTGCGTCATCATGTGACTGAATATATGGAGCCTCTAATGAAAAATCTTTTTTGCCATAAGTCATGCGACTTAACTTTATGTCCTCATAATCTTTTGCAATTTTATTAGGATATGATACCAACGAATTAGCAACAAACTGTGGGTCTGCTAAATTACTATTCTTTGAAAAGTATTCATCCACAGTAAGATCGTTGCTTGATTGCTGAGTAAATGTAATGCCTTGAATTCTTAGATAGTTTCCGCTTGTCTCGTCAAGGCTGAGTGCTGTGTCTGTAGAATTAAATATTAAAAATTCTGCTCCATATGCCCCTGCTCTAAATCCTGAAACAGCATAACCCTTTAATCTATTAAATGTTGGAGATAACTTTGCATACAAAGCAGGATATGCCTTGTCATATTTAAAATTAAATGATGCTGCTTCTCTCATTATTGTTCCGAACTCTTCAAAGTACATGCTAAACTTTGGGGGCTCAGCAGAACTAATCCCAGTAAGATAGGTTGATTGAACTGCACCTGACATGGCGTATTTCATAAATGAATCGTTTGCATTTATTTCAGAGTCTCCGAATGCTGAACTAATTGGAGCATCAATTTGAAACGCTGTATTTTGTGAATAGTTGTTTGCCAATGCATAGATATTTTCAAACATAACTCTTGAAGATCCACGAACAAACAATGACATGTTATTGTATATTGGAAGCGGGTCAGTGTCATCTATTGTAGCAATTAGGTTATTGTTTAGGTATAGAAAAAACCTTCTGCGTGAGCCTATGTCTTGATACTCAACTGCTAAGTCATATACTGTTGGTTTTTCTTCTGCAGCCATTCTGTACTGTCCCGTAAATTTTCCATCGTCTACAATTATGTTTGTAAGTCCTTCATACAGTTTTACTGGCACTGCAGATGTGGTTTCTGTTCCAGCAGTAGCAGCCTTTAGTTTATAAAATATAACATTGTGAACATTGTCTTTCTCAGAGTTATTAAGTTTGTTTGCTCCTAACGCAATGATTTCAAAATAATACCCGTTGTTTGTTTCTGGGTTTATCATCACACCAAGACCGCCTGACCCACCGACAATACTTATGTTCTTGTCTGGAGTAGTTCCTGGAACAGTGTAGTAAGTAGATCCCCCTACTGGTGTCTGGCCACGATTAATATCATTTTCAATTTTACCAATAATTCTCATTCTAGTTCCAAAGTGCTTATACTTGTTTGTTAATGGCTTGTACACATATGATATAAAATCAATTGGTGACTCTGTTGTTGTAAACCCTGGACCATTCATAACCAAAGCAGAGGACTGGACTGTTCCAGTTTGTGTTGAAAGCATTGCATTAATGCTTGTCTCTGCAATATACTTTGATGAAAGAAAGTTTTTAATAATGCCATTTCTTGTTGTTTTCTGTGCAAGGGTGTTGCTTAGTCCTGCTGCAAAAACTCTTGTATCTGGCAATGTTTGATCTGATTTAAATAAATACTTTGAGTCCATTGTACATCCACGAACATTTGCGTTGTCTGACCAGTATGGATTTAAGCCAGCAGTATGTAGTGTTACTGGCGTTCCAAACTGTCCTCTTCCGTGCTTTGCAACAGGGCCATTCTTTAACTTTACAATTCCAGAAATTTCTTCGTAGTTTGGTTCAGAATATATTCTTACTAAGCCAGTTGGATAAATCTTTCCGTTAAAAGGAAGGGATGAAAAGTACTTCTCATACTCTTGCACATTGTTAATCCAAACATCTCCAGTACCAGAAATATTATATTGAACAGCATCATACTTTATAATCTCTCCGTTAGAATAAAAATATCCATTGTATCTTGTTATCCAGTAAACTCCTTCTCCTAAATCCATAACATTATTAACAACTACGTTATTAGAAACATTTGGAACTGTGGCAGAAAGATTAGAGTTTAATGGTATTGCGCTTAACATGTACGTAGACTGGTTTCCAATCTCTCCATTAGCAGACTTAGTATTTTCTGTACCTGCAACTTCCCACAAAAGTACTGGCTTATATATCCAGGTCTTTTCGGCATCTACAAGGCTTGCCTGCTTTATGCTTCCAATAGATCTTTGAATATGTCTTGTTGTATAAACAATCTTTCCATCATTGTAAACATCGTTGTCTTCAGATGTTACCTCTACAATGTTTGCAAGTTTTGTTTTTGTTCTTTCGTTTTTAACCACTCCAGAATCTTGTGAGTCAGAGGACCCGTACAGAACTATGTCTGTTGGTCTTTGCGCTAATGATGGCATTATATAGTTTTTACTCATCATTACAAAGTTATTGTATTCGTCAAAGAACATGGCTGTCTGTGTTGAGATTGCTATATCTTCTAATATCTCAGCAACAGTTTTTTCTGGTGGTATAAAGAAATATGGAATTATGGCTTCTGATTCTCCGTCTACTCTTTTAAATACATAGTTTGAAAAACCTATTGAGTCTAAAAGAAGTGAAACTGCTGCGCTCACTGATGTATTTGTTGAAAGAATTTCTGGGGCAGTTTGAGATTCAAAGTAGAAGTATAAATCTCTTAGGTCAATAGATACCTGCTTTGAATCATTTGATGTTTTTGGAAATCCATCTGAGTACATAGTTTTAATTGGAACGTAGTAGTCCACACCTTCTACATCCATAATTATCTCGTAAAGTTTTACTTGTATGTTTTTTGACACATACTTTCCAATAACACTATTTGTATTGTTTGCATTAAAGGCATCATCAAAATCAAAAAGTTCAAGTTTACCAGTAGATGCAAGTAGTTGCCCAACAGGAAGTCCGCTTGCACCAAGGTCTGATGCGCTTTTATTAACTGAAAAATTTAACACTCTGTCTGAAATGTCTGCCGATAGTCTAGAAGACATTTCAATTAAATCAAATGTTGAGTCAAACTTATTCATGCTTTCAACTACGATTCTAATTCCAGAAATATATTCAAACTCTTTATATTTTTTAGCAGTACCAGAGTTGTAGTATTTTGGGGATGTTAAATCAGTTACAAAGTTTGTTAGACTGTCTACAGAACTTTCTTCAAGTTTCCAACCATATGTTGGAGTAAATGTTTTCCATTCAGAGTCGTACCAAATATGATATGTGCCAAGTTCTCCATCATTTTGTATTACTAAAAACGAATGCCCTTCTTCTGCGGTATCTGGTCTAAGAGTTGCAGAAGGTAGTTCTCCTTTAAAAATAAATATATCTGAATATAACTTAGGAACTATAAGGCCATAAGAAAGTTCAACGTATCCATCAGACTTAATTATATCTGTTCCATCTTTTCTTTTGTCTTTGTCTGTAAACGATACAGCGTCTACCCAGTTGTTATTTTTTAAAACCTGAATCTTCCATCTATCTGGAGTTGTTTTATTTGTATCGCCAAAGTATGGATCTAAAAATGTACCTGCTGAGTTTGAAAATGTTCCATAATCCAGTTCTCCAACATTGGTTTGCATCTTTACAATAACTCTGTTTGCTGGAACTTGCTGCTTGTATACAACGAATGGAGCAGCATCTTCTATTCTGTGTCTTCCATTTATAGTTTTATTTGCAACACCATACTCAATTTTATTTTCAGTTCTAAAAGATGTCCAGTATTTAAATGGATCATTCTTGTCTGGCATATAGTATCTTGGTCTTTTTGCCATATTAATATTTGGGTTGTGTAAGTATCTACCATTTAAATATGTTGCTTTGTTAATTCCAGATCTTGGTCTTTGTGGCTTTAGACAATCTTCTAAAGAGTAAAGCATCTTTAACTTTTCTTTGTATGCTGTCAAAGTTGTTGGCTCTCCATTATCATCAAAGCCTCCATCAATTTTTACGTCTGCATCAGTTGCCCCAGTGTAATAGTTTCCAGCATCGGAAGGATCAAAGGTGTTTGGAAGTGCGCTATAAATAGAGCCACTAGTGTTTGGCCTGTATCGGTAGTTTCCAGCAATAGATATATTTGAGGGTATGTTCATATTCCACTCAACTACAACTGCAGACTGTGTCTTTACAGAAGAACTTGTCTCTAAATGATTTTGTAATTTTTTACCCTGGAACATTACGCCTCTTCCAGTGTTAAGGCAACATTCCAAAAATCAAAGTTCAAACCACTTCTTTTGATAACTGAATAATTAAAGTCTGCAAAAAATACTTCTATTACCTCATTGTATTTGTTTGTATTTTTAAATCTATCATCTTCTACAGTTAGTGGATCATTGCTAAAATTAGTATACTTATCATAAGCAAGGTAAACCCAAAAAGATCCTTTATGGTTTTTATACCAGTCAAGTAGTTCTACACCGCCTGCTCCTCCGTCGCTAGTAAACTCTAGGGGGCTTTGTCTTGTTTCTGTCTTAACCATGTTAGGATTTCCATTAGAATCAAATCCAGGATAAGTATCGTATGCTCTTGATGGTAGCATGTCCCAGGATACTGATATTTGAAGTTTATCGGCAATATGATAAGATCTCATACGACCATTAATCATTCTCTCCTTTTTTTCTATTCTGGAAGGATTAAAGGTTATGGGTGACCTGTTATCATCAGATAGTATTATAAACTCGCCAGAAGAGTCTCCAGAGGCTGCTGCTGACCCTATTTCAACTCCCGAAGGAATATGAAATCCATCAACCTTCGTTCCCTGGTTGTCTGCAAATAGCATTGCCTGTGGTCTTGAATATTTTTTTCTTCCAGACATATATGTGTTAGTTGCCATTATAATCTATTCCCCCTGAGTTTCTGTGAGTCAATACCCTTTATTTGTGTCATCACAACTCTTGCAATTTCATCTGGGTTTGCATCTGATTTTACATTAACACTAATACTATAATTATACACTGAGTCGCCTACTGATGAGCCATTATTTATTGCCCTCATTGTATCTGCTCCATGAGACTGTACAGCATACTTACTCATTACAAATTCTCCAGGGGTAAGCATTGCTGGGATAGTGTCTGTTCCAGAAGCGTATCCGCCTTTAGCGAAGTAACTTGGAACTAGTCCACCCTTAGAAAGCATCATCATACTTGCCATTCCACCGCCACCGCCACTGCCAAACCCACCACTTAAAACTTTATCATCGGAACTTACTTGTGAAGTAGAACCTAAAGAAGGAATGCTTGCAATAGCCTTTGATGCACCGTATAAAGAAAGACCAGTAATACCAGCGACTGTTCCCAGCATAGTTGCAACAGCAGATTTGCTTGTACCAATTTTTGAAGTTTCTTTTAGATTTGGTTCAACGATAGCAGGAATATCTGTTCTTGGAACCATAACTACTCTACCATCTTTTACTACTGCCTGAAGATCTGGGGCATCCACAACCTTTAGGTTCATTCCAGGAATATTTCCAACACCCCAATTTGTGTATGCATCTCCATGTCTATATCCAATATAACCAGCCTTAAGTAGTTCTTGCATAAATGGATCAGTTATGTCAGCATTTATACTGCTCATATCTCTTGGCTGAATACCAGTTTTTTTAACATATGCTTCTTTAAACTTTTTTAATCCTTCTGGATCTATAAATCCTTTGCTAGATAAAACCTTAGCGATTGCACGTGGTTCTAAGTCTATTCCATATTGATAAGACCCAAATTGTCCAAAATGCTCTTTAGACATTAGTGGACTAGTTGCACTATACAGTCCTGGACCAAAGGCATTAACTGGTGTTGCTGTTGGATCTGTTTTTGATTTTAAATATCTTTCTAAAGGAGACGGAAGGTCATCTATAGGCTTTCCATGTCTATGAACGCCCCGCTTCATTGTAATCAAAGCACCTAATCCACCTGGAATTGAGTCTATGATTGCCTGAGTCTTGTAGTGTTTTACAAATGCCTCTGCATCATCTCCACCTACCTCCCTAGTTAAACGTGCAAGACTTATATTTCTTCCAAAGTTTGTGTCTGCAAGTCGTTTTGCTATTGGAGCAACTATTGCTTCTTTTAATTTGCCAAGTGTTACCTTAACTGGGTCCATCATATCTTTTCCTATGTTTTTAAACATATTAGAATATGAAGCATTTGAATATTTTTTACTTTCATCAAACATAGACTTTTGAAGATATGAAAGGTCTTGAATATCTGTTTCATGAAGTCTTCTAGGATTAATCTTTTTACCTAAATCAGAAACATATGGTACTGCTTTAGATGCTAATGTGCTTCCAAGTTTAGTACTTAAGAATGATTCGTTTATGTTTGTATCTTTGCCTCCATATTTCCACGCACTTTGTAATGGAATTTGAAGGTTGCTTGCAAACCTTCCAGGAGCAAGAAAGGCACTTTCTAATGCTCTTCCAATTGGGCCACCATTGCCATATAGAGCACTAGCAATTCTTGACTTAAGAGGAAGAGGACCTGGAACCCAATCGTCATACTTGCCCCATTCTGTGCTATCCCATTCTCCCTTTCCAGTAGAGGCTGTAGGAATAGTTAGTTTTTCTTCCACTAAACTTGTAGTTGGCGCTGGGGCATCATTTGCTTTACTTGCTACTTTACTAAATATATCTATACCGTTTTTACCAAGTGATTCTTTTATTCTTTTAGGAATTACGTTTCCTATCTTATTTATTATTGGCTTTACTGCTTTAAGACCTGGAAATGGTGCAACCGCTAGAGCAGCATTTAAGTTGTCTTTTATGTCAGACTTCATTGGCTGACCTGCTAACTTAGCAGCAAACATTTGAGGAATACCGCCATACTTTGCAATATCCAAAGCAGTTTTTGCTATTGATGGAAGCGCAAAGAAGTTAGCAGTTTTTTCCCATATCTTCTTATCAAATAATGATGTTGCTCTTTTTTCTTCTTCTTTAGCCTTTGGTTTTGCAGATCCCATAGATGACATTCCTAGACCGTGTGGTGCACTTACTGTTCCACCAGTTGAAAATCTTTGAACATTTATATCATTTAAGAATCCTTCGCCGTACTGATCAACTGCAGACTTTCTAACTACAAACTCTCCTGGAGTTAACATTGCAGGTACAGTGTCTGTACCCTTTGGAGTAAATCCTCCATCTGCAAAATACTTAGGAACAACTCCTCCAGAACTTAGTCCTCCCCAATTTCCAAATGATCCAAGCCAAGCATCTGCTGCTGATTCAGCATCTGCCTTAGCCTCTGCATCCTTAAGTAATTTAAGGGCTCCATCTGCTGCTGCTTTCGCCGCTTTGTCTGCTGCATCTTTTGCCGCTTTGTCTGCTGCATCTTTTGCCGCTTTGTCTGCTGCATCTTTTGCCGCTTTGTCTGATCCTGTTTTTCCATCATTTCCACCAGATCCACCAAGATTAACTGTAGTAACATATCTAGTAATATATTCAGTTATGTTTCTAATTTCATTGATTATCTGATCTGTCTCAACGCTCTTAGGAATTTTATTAATAGTGTCTAAAATTGTAGACCAAGAGGTTGATGTGTTTGCTGCTGATGTTTCTGCTGCTGCTAAAGCAATCGCATATGATTTTGCTAGTTCATCAACAGCGGTTATCTTGTCGACTGTCTCTTGCCACTTTTCAAGAGTCATTCCAGTTGTCTCATCAATTGCAACTGCTTCATCTGCAATACTTTGTAGGTATGCTTCTTGAGATGCCAATTCTAAGTCTTGTGCTTCTAATTTCCTTAGTATCTCTGCTTGAGTTTTTTCTTGTTCTAATAGGCTGGCTTCTTGTGCTTTTAGATTTGCAACTGCTGCTATGTGTGCTGCTTCTGCTGCCTTAAGTGCTGCTGCTCTAAGAACCTCTTGTGCTTCAATTTTTTCTTGTTCTAAGGTAATGCTTTCTTGAATTCTCAATATGCTTAGGTTTAAAGCCTCTATTTCTTTTTCTATTGCAAGTCTAGCAGGGTCTGTTTCTAATCTATATATTTCTTGACTTATAACAAACTGTCTTTCTGAAATCTCATCTCTAGTCATCTTGCTTTCTGCGCCAGTAAGAGATCCTAGTTCATTAGTTCTGGACAGTTCAAGACCTTGCATAATCATGTCTGCTTGACTATTTGCTGATGCGGCTCTCATTTCTTGTGCAACTCTTGCTGCTGCTGCAATATCTCCTTGAGAAAGAGCATCAGCCAAACCTAATTGCTGACCTTGAGAGTCAATTATCTGCTTGTTTAAATCATTTACTTGCTGTAAAGCCTCTACCTGCTTGTCATACTTTTCATTAATATCTTCTGCAGCCTTGTCCATTATTGCAAGGTCGTTGTTAAGCATTTGGTTTTCTTTGTTAAAGGCTTCTATCTTGTCGATAAACTTTGTTTTTATTTCATCTTCTTTTGCCTTAATACTTTTTTCTATTGACTTAATGTTATTTTCGTATTTTTTAATTACATCTTCAATTCCCTTTATTGTTTGATCAAACGAATTATTTACAGCGTCTAGTGCCTTTTCTAAATCATTTTGAGCATTAGCAATTTTATCTTGAATTTCAGACCTGCTTCTTTGAATGCTTTGAAGGTTTGAGGATGCTATATCTATTGTTTTACCAAGAGATGCTCTTTCTTTTCCAATGCTGTTTAAACTTGCTCCTGCAGGAATTGTTGGTATTGCAACTCCTGCTGCCTTATATCTTGCTGCTACATTTGCAGTTGCAATTTTTCCAACTTGTTGTGGGGCTTTGTTTGGATCTCTGTATGCAGATGTTGCACTTTCTAGTTGTGATCTGTTCAAATAAGAATAGACAGTTCTCTTTGAATCCATCACCTTGGTTGCTGCATCTGCTCCATCACGAATCTGATCTGCAACATTTTTTACTGCAAACTCAAGAGCAATTTTTATATTTGAGTTTGCTTGTATAGCCTTAAGACCAGCCACGATATCTTTAAGTCTGTCTGCTGCTCCCGCTGCTCCCGACTTGTAGTCTTCCATTGCTGCGATTGCTTCTGCTAGTGATTCTGGATCACCTATAATATCTTTTAGGGCTTTTGAAGATACTCCCTGACTTCCTAAAAACTTTATGACATCTGGAATTTGTTTAATATTTTTTTGTTGATTAAGTGCTTCTGATCCCTTAGCAATTAAGTTGTTAATTTTTTGTCTATTTGTTAACTGCTTGCTTAGTTCAACGTTTGTCTTTAGTTCTTCATCTGTTATCTTTCCAGTAGCAATTGCTGCTGTTGTATACTCATCCTGAAGAATATTTTCTATTGATACAGCATCATATCCAGCAGCAACCAGTTTGCGTCTTACTGCTTCTTGTTCATTTAGTAATAAGATAGACTTGCTTGCATAGGAATTAAACTCTCCAACTACCGCTGCATCAAAGGCCTTATTGTATAGTTCTCCAAGTTCAGAAAGTACAACATCTCCTGACTTTGCTGTCTTTGGCAATAACTTTTTACTATCGTATGGGTTTAATATTCTTCCCTTGTTTTTCCCAGTCTTAATTTTAGACCCTGCAGTAGTAAAATACTTTTTCTGTTCTGTTGGATCTTGTGACATAGCAAAGTCAATAAACTGTCTATTACGTCCTTGAGCATTCATCTGTTGCTCTATTCCTCTAAACTTATTCTGGACAGACTTTGAGTTTCCTTCTGCTAGAGCCTTATTTAATTCTTTAATTCCACCTGCTGCATTAATAGCAGCATTTCTAACGTTCTTTAATCTTTCTAAAATAAATTGAAATGGATCTGCTTTTTTACTTCCTCCACTATCATCATCTAGCAGATCATTTGCTGCTTTTGAAGCAATTTCTTGATCAGTCATTTGCATTACTGTGTCTCCAGCAATTTTATCTCTGTATGCCTTGTCGGTTGGACTGTTAGCAATAAGGGATGCTGCATGGGAAGGAATGCCTTGGCTTACCGCTTTTGCCATATCTCTTGCACGGGCAGCGGAAATGTCACCATCTGTTATGGTTTTATGTATTGCAATATATTGTGCAATAACTGTTCTTATTACTTCTTGAGGTTGATTTTTCCATCTATCAAAAATAGGTATAAGACCATCCAGGCTTACTCCACCAATTTCTTTTGTTTCAATTAAAACTTGTTTTGTTATTGGTCCCTTTACATCGTCAATTGCTTTAAGTGATTTGGTTAAGGCTTCAAGTTTTGCCATAGGATCAATAGAATTGCCATTTTCATCTTTGCTAGAAAAGAATGCATCGATGTTGATTTCTTTCCCCTGTAGTTTTTGAACTAGCCCAATTGCGTCAATTAGGTCTGATCTTTCTGCTGGATCTTTTTCAATAATCTTAATGAATATTCTCTTTGCATCAGACTCGCTTTCGAGAATACTAAGTGCATTTACTAACTCAATTGTTTCTGCAGAATCTTGAGTTATTAGCAAGTCCAATGCTGCATCAAGTTGGGCCTCATTTTTTTCACCCTTGCCAAACATTGATATAAGAGATGTTCCAACTTCTGGAGTTGCTCCTTCATAGGCAACGAAGGTTTTAATTTTTACTTCTAGTTCTTCTGACTTTAAATTATTTTTTGCAGAACCAAGAAAAACATCTGCATATGGATCTCCCTCAAATTTTGTTCTTACTTGAGTGTCTACGGAATTCATAAACGCTTTAGAATAGTAGTCGTCTCCACTAAGTCCAATATTTTTAACCTTCTTATAGTTGGCTACTTGATCATTTAAAAGTTTTTTTGATTCATTTCTTAAAGAACTTAAGCCATCCTTTTTCTTACCTTCTAAAGCCGCAATCTCATCATCTATTTTTTTCTGTTTTGCTTTATCAGATGTAATCTCTTTTTGTTTTCTTAATACCTCAATTTGTGTATCGTAGTATTTAGACAAAGAGTCTTGCTGTGCCTGTGCTAATTCTAATGATGAAACTCCTAGTGCTGCAGTAGTTGCTGCTGCTTTTTCTCCTGCTGATTCTGTAAATACTGGAGCAAAAAATTTCGCTGGATTCCACCATTGGTAATCTTGTCCAATAGCATCCTGCATACCCTTTACAACATCTTCATTAATCTTTCCTTGTTCTCTTACTAGATTAACTCTAACATTTAGTGGGTCAGTCTTAAGGTCTTGTCCTTCTGGTCCAATTAGTTCTAAAAGGTTTCCACTAATCTGAGATGTCAATGTAGAGTTATTTAATTCTATTCCTATTTGACTTGCTACGCTGTGAGCCTGTTCTGCTGACATAACACCATCAGAAACATATGCTGCTAACTGTAAAGATATTTGCTTTGCAGATGCAATTCCTCCAGCAGTTAAATTTTTCTTAAATGATTCATATACTGTCTTGCCAACCTCAGAGGATATGAATGTTTCTCCAAATTGCTCTTTACCTCTTTCAAATCCTGCAGTAAATCTATTGCCAGTACCCTGCTGTCTTTTTCTTTTATATAACTCGCTGGCTCCAACTTTGTCTGTTATTGCTCCGACTGCAGACATTTGCTCAGTTGTTGCCGTGACTTTATCAACAAATTTTGACTGGCTTTCTGCTGCCTTCTTTGCCATTTTGTCTAATATGAATAGACCACCACCAACTGTTACAAGTGCTGTTAATGCTAATCCAAAACTAGACATACCAGCAAGCATTGGTGCCATACCAGCAACTGCAGATGCACCCATTGCAGCCATACCCGCCCCTTGCTGTCCAGCCATCATAAGACCCATACCAGCAGTTCCAAGGGCCATAGATGCTCCACCAGACCATCTACCAACCTTTTCTTGTCGAAGCATTCTTTGCTTCTTGCTGTCAATTGCACGATTCATCCTGTTTGCTTTATCTTGATCTTTAGATGCCTGAATAATTCTTGTTTGTCTGTCTCTTTCGATTCTGTCTAATCTAGCCTGTTGAGCAGCCTGTTGCTTTGGAAGTTGTTCTGCACGTCGTGCAGCCTTTGCTGCTGATGCACCTTCCTTTTCTTTTGACTTTATTATATTTTCGTCAGCCTTTAGTTTTCTTCTTAACGTATCCATTAATTGAGTTTCGCTCAAGTTTGGATATTTGGTTGCAATCTTTTTAAGTTCTTGTCTTTGATAAGGAGTTAATTTAACACTTGAATCTCCAGTAGACTTAGAACGCATCGTAAATCCACCCTTACGGGCTTGGTCTTTAGTAACTACTCTCTTTGTTTGAGTTTCTTCAACAGTTAAGTTATCACTTGTTTTCCCTGTTGATGGCGATGCGCCCATTGGTCTTGATTGAGTATTGCCAACAGAAAGTTTATCTGCTGTTCTGTTTTCTAAATCTGCTAAGTATTCTCCTGGTTGTGCTAGAACTGAGCCTGGTCCAAGGCGATATATAGTAGGAGTTCCTTGATAGTATCCACCGCCAAGTCTTTCTCTAAGAAGCAGAGAAACTGCCTTAGCCTGTTTTACAGAACCAAGGTCTGGGAAACCCTTTGGCTTTGCGCCGTTGTTTTCCTTTTTGTATTTTGCTAAATGTTCATCTGCACGAACTTGTGCTTCTGCTGCTGCACGAACTAGTCTTGCTTGGGCTTCAGTTACAGGGTGTGCTCCTGTTTTCATAAACTCTAAAGCCTTTTTTAATTCTGCTGTTTGTGTTGGATTAAACAACACATTGCCATTTCTAGCATCCCAATTCAAAATCTTTGCTAGTCTTGGATTTTCAATTGGCTTCCCTGGCTTGCCTCCTGGGTTTACATAACTATTAATTAATCGCAAATCAAACTTAGCAAAACCACTCTTCCATTTTTCTGGACCCAAGCCAGCCTCTCCAGTTTTTGAAAGATGTGACAACTCTGTTCTCAACATGGCATCAATTTGTTTTACAGTATAGCCATCTGCAAGCATTTGAGTTCTTAATTTATTTAAAACAACATTCTTTGGATTTTGAACATTTCTTGCTTTATGATCTTTCTCTGCGGCATCTAGGGCCTTGTACAAATCACTCTTTGGATCAATATTTGCTCTCCAGCCACCAGATTGAGTTGTTGATGTTAGGTCTTCGTGCAGTCTACCTGGAGTAAATGGTTTATTGCTAAATGTTTCTTTACCAGGTTTTGGAGCAGCACCCATTCTATACAATATCTGATTTTTTATAGCATCATAAGTTTTTGCAGAAGTTGTTGGGCTTTGGCCTTTTTCTATAGCCTTGGCCGTGTGAAATGCTCCATCTTTATAAAATAAATTTTTTTCTATAAAGTCTGAATAAACTTTAGACTCTTTAAAGTTTATGGAGCCATCTGCTTTTGGAGTAACTCCAGATTTTTCTAATAGCGCCATTGCTTTTTTATATTGTGCTGGGTTTGTATTTTTTAATTCTTTTAATGTATTTTCTATATCTTGATTTAATTGTTTAACAAGTTTATCAATTTGTGTTTTTGATTTATCACGCAGAGCAGCCATTTCATATAGCGATTGTTGTTTTTTAGTTTCAGAAGGCGTTGCGTCTGAATTAACACCCTTTTTTGCTTTTATAACATCCTGTCCAGCACGAGCATGGATTGGCTGGAATTCATCCCATTCTACTTTTGCGCCAGCCTTAAGTCTTTCAAGCATATTGTTATAAACAATTTTTTCCTCTGGAAGTAAGTCACGATCCCAAGACTTAATAACTTTTTCCACTATAGGAATGCTTCTATTAATCTCTCCCTTAATTTCATCGTCATATTGCTTTGGGGTCATCTTTGCTGCGATTGGTGCTGTTGCTAGTGCAAAATCTTTTCTTGCTCCACCCTTAACACCAAGGAGATTAACCATTGCCTGCTCTCTAAAACTTGGCATATTTTCAGCGTAGTCTCTAAAACCAGATGCTCTATCAAATACTCCAGCATTGCTTACATCTGGTACCCTATTTCCAGATACATTTGATTTTTGTAAATCTTTGTCTCCACGCAGTAATGATCCAACTAACTGCTTAACCATGTCAGTCTTTCTAAATTTTCCATCCATGTTTGCAAATCTTGGATCGTAAGGAGACTCAAGTACAATAAATTTTCTTTGTCCTGTAGGATCTGTTGGGTCTATCATTGTTCTAATAGTTTGTTTTGGAACTACCATTCCTCTAGCAGCCTCTATCTCAGCCATGCGAACTTCTGCTAATGCAGTCTTCTCATCTATTGTTGGCTTTACTACTACGATCTTGCCGTTAGGCTTTCTGTATACCCCGCCAATTCCACGCTCAGGAAAACTATAACCCTTAAAGCCTTGAAGTTTTGTTCCAAAGTTTGACGCTGGCATGGTGCCAAATCTTCCAAGACTGGCCTGCTCTGATATCTTGTCTAGTATTTGTCTAGACTGTGATGCCTTGTCTGCACTAACTGGCATTCCAACAAATACTGGACCCTTGGGTGCTTCTGGATGAGGTTCATTCCATCCTTGTCTTGCATCGTTTTGTCTTCTATACTTTGCTTGCTGTGCTTTTCTAACTGCTGCGGGTCCATCAGATAGGGGTATTCCTCTGCCTGGTCCGCCAGGAAGTCTTCCAGCCATAAATCCTGGAACCTTGTCTTTAAACATTGCACTTATAAGACCTCTATATTTGTTTGTTGTATCTGTAGGAATAACTGCTTCTCCTGGAGAAAGCATTGCTGGAACAACATCTCCTGCACCCTTTGGACCTGGAACGCTTAAAATACCTTCTTTGTACTTTTTAACTGGTGGCAAACCTCTTACTGCACGGGCTGCACCTGGTGCTCCACCTGCAAATAATGATGGGTTGGCAGTAGCCATTGCTCTCATCTGTGTGCTTAGTGAGTTATAAGATGAGGCAAGAGCATTTACAGATGCTTTTTCAACATTGAAAACTTCTATCAATCTTGTGTGTGTCTGGTGAAGTTGTTGAGACGATGCAGCATTTTCAATCTGCTCTTGTGTCATATAGTTGAATCCTGCACCCATAACACTTGTTTGTCCGTTTAACTTGGCAATTCCTCCACGAAGCAGTGCAAACAATTTAATAACATTTGCAACACCATTCATAAGAAGACCAAATGTCATAAGCAGGATTGGTCCAAGCCCTGCAACTGCTGCAACAATTATTGCAATAACCTTTTTTGTATTATCTCCAAGACCATTAAACTTTTCAAGTAGCCCTGAGAAAAACTTAACTACTGGAGTCAAGGCCTCTAGGAATGCTTTTCCTAATGGCATTATTTCTTTTTTAATGTTTTCTAATGCTGCTTGAAACTTAACACCAGTTGAATCTTCTATCTTCTTCATTTCTCTTTCGGATAGAATTGCTAATTCTTCTACTGATGCACCTGCTAACTTAAATGCTCTTGATGCTTGAGATCCGTCTTTTGTTACATTCTGAAACAGTGTTGACAAACGTGCAAACTGAAACTTACCAAACAACTGTTCAATTGCTCTTGCACGATTTAGTGGATCAAGTTCGTCTAACGCTCTAGCAAATCCAACTACGGTTCCCTTGATGTCTCCCTTGTTTGCCTCAACAAGTCCCTTTATGTTGATGCCTAATTTACCAAGAAACTTTGCTGATTTTTCAGATGGATTAATTAATGAAGCAAGACCAGACTTTAATGCGTTAGCACCTTCTGAGGCATTAATTCCACCTTCTTTCATAGCAGTTAAGAAGAAGGCCAAATCTTCTACATTTCCACCAAGTTGCTTTACAACTGGTGCTGCTTTAGGAATTGCAATCGTCAAGTCTTCAATAGATAGTAGTGTCTGGTTTTCTACTGCGTTAAGGAAATCAATCTTCTTTGCAAGTTCATCGCTAGAGATTCCAAATGCGCTTTGCAAAGATATTGTTGTTTCAAGTGCCTGCTGCTGTTCTATCTGACCAAGAACTGCTAACTTTGTTGCTGTTTGAACTTGTGCAGATAAGGCATCCCCTTGAAAACCTGCTGCTGCTGCAGTTGCAGCCATCTCCATAGTTTTTGTAACAGAGACTCCATACTTTACATATTCGCTTCCTAATTTTTTTATATTTTGGACTGCTGCTTCAACTTCTGCGTCATTTGTAAAAGCATCTCCATAGACACGACGAAACTTTATAACCTCTGCATCTAGTTCTCTGAACGCTTTCGCTGCTGCAGCGCCGAACAAAGCAAGTGGCATTGTAAGACCAACCATTAACTGGCGACCTGCCCATTGAGTATTCTTACCGAAGTTTAGAAGTTGGGTTGAGCCTTGCTTTAATAATTGATTAAGAAACTGCTGTCTTTGTGCAGCGTATTGTATTCTTGTTCCAAGTTCTGTAAACTTTCCATTAGCCATCTGCAGGCTTTTTGGCATAACTCGAATTGCATCCATAAATCCAGCATTGGACTTGTTCATCTGGATGTATTGTGCTTGTAGGGCCTTTACTCTATCTCTTCGAGCACGGTTAATAATTTCTCTTTCTGCTGCAAAAGCCCTGCCAAGAACACGAGTATTGGCAGTTGCTGCTGCCATTGTGTATCTGTAGTACTCACGAAGAGATAGTTTATTTTTTTCTAATGCGGATGTAAAAGCAAGTGTGCTGCCTGCAACTTTAACTTGACTTGCAGAAAAATGTCCTGTGGCTCCAACAGACTGAATAAGTTGTGCGTTTAAACCTTTTTGAGCATTTGCAGCAGCCAGGTTGCCCTCAGCAAGTGATTGATGAAACTTACTGAGGCCTGCCTGTAGTTGACGAAGTTGTGCGAGAGCGGCAGTTGTATTAAAATTAATATTTATATTAGAGTTTACATCTGCCAATTCTCAAACACCTCTTTTTATTTTATTTTGTCAACGAAGTTAGTACTGCGCTTGTGTCGTTGTTCTGAACACCTGATGCTGCATCAATAATTTCGTAAACTGTAGGAAGATCTAGAAGTTCTTCTAGTGCTGCCTTATCTTCTGCCAATTCTGGCTTGAATTGTTTCATTGCAATTTGTGCACATTCAATAAGGATATCCATAGACTTATCGTTGTCTTCGGAAACTCCTGAAAGCAATGCAAACTTAGCCATAAATGGTCTAAGTAAAGATAACTTAAGTGGTCTTACTTCAATTTCTGTTCCGTCTATTAGTTTGACGCTTCTATTTTTTAAAGGCTTGTCAGCCATAGTTTTCCTCCTTGTAGGTTAACAATTAATTATACCACGTTGGACGGTGTAGATTCGTCTAATTTTTCATAGGTTAAGCCCATACCAATTCCAAAACCTGCTTTTTGTGCATTAATTCCTTGAAGTGCAACAATATCTTTAGAGTCTGCTGCCTGGCCACCACTGAATACCCTTGCCTTCATTTCTTCCCATGCGTTTCCTTTGCCACTGGCTTTGTCTAAATCAACACCTTGCATGGCAGCAAGAAATTTCTTTTGAGAATAGTCAAGATCTCTTTTTGCTTTTAGTGTTGCTACAATCTCTGGCATGGACATAGATGATTCTAACTCGTCATAGTCTTTCCATATTCCGAGCAAAAAAACCTCAGATTCCAACTCTGCTAAATCTAACTCATCCCAGGTTGACCCACTTTCTGTTGCTTGAGTCTTTACTGG